AGGGCATAGCGAGTCTAAAAATGGATATATTGGATTGGAACCACAAGGAAAGTATTACTGTGGAGTTGGTTCAAATGTGGTTGGGAGAGAATTAGTTGAAAAACATTTAGACTTTTGTTTAACTCATGGTATTAATATTACGGGAACAAATGCCGAAGTTGCATTAGGTCAATGGGAATATCAGGTTTTTGCTGAAGGTAATAAAAAGGCTTGTGATGACTTATGGATGGCAAGATATTTTATGGAAAAAATATCTGAGACTTATGGTTATTCAATTGAGTATCATCCAAAACCATTAGGTAATTTAAATTGGAATGGTTCAGGTCTTCATACAAACTTTTCAAATAAAAAAATGAGAGAAGTTGGGGGAGAAGAATATTTCAAATCAATATTCAACGCATTTGATAGTAGACATAAAAATCACATTGAAGTTTACGGTTCTGATAATCATATGAGATTAACTGGTAAACACGAAACACAATCGATTGATAAGTTTTCAGTTGGTGTAAGTGATAGAGGAGCATCAATTAGAGTACCGGCACAAACGGCAAAAAATAATTGGATAGGTTATCTTGAAGATAGAAGACCTGCGTCAAATGCAAATCCTTATGATATTATTAGAGTGATTACTGAAACTCTCAAAATGTCTGAAGAACTATTTGCCGCTCACAATAATATGACAAGTAACGTTAGTCATAAACAAATCTCAGAACTTTATGGGAAATATAAAACATTAAGTCCTGATGAATTACTAAACGAATATAAAGAAGATTAATTATGGATTTTAAAAATATTGAGCCATTGAAAGAAAACAGGTGGATTATAAAAACATATCCATATAAAATAAATCCTTTTTTATTCAGAAAATATAAAATGTATAATGAAGGTGAAAAAATAATTTTCAAAACAAGTTTTTTTGAATCAGTACATGAACTTTATAATCCTGCTGATTTAATGGAAATTACTGATATTACTTTAGAATATCTTGACCCTGTTGGAGAAGTTATGAATGGATTTAAAATGATTGTTTCGGGAATGAATTTTGAAAAGAAACACTCATATAAAAAAGATGGACTACTAACAACAAATTTGAGGTTTGTTATTGATTTCATACAACCATTATATGCAATAGAAACTGAAGTAAGCAATGGAGACGAAGAACAATAACGAACAAGTTAATCACCCTAGTCACTATGGAGGTGCTGACAATCAATATGAATCTATAAAAGTAATAGATGCTTGGGATTTAGGATTTTCATTGGGTAATACGGTTAAGTACATCTCAAGAGCGGGTAAAAAGAACAAAGAAAAAGAATTGGAAGATTTGAGAAAAGCACTCTGGTATCTTCAACATCATGTAAGTAATTTAGAGAAAAAATCGGATAAAAATTTGTAAAACCAAATAAAAGTATTATTATTGTCGAATGAGTTTTTTACAGAAAAAATATGTTAAAATGATGTGTGACAAACTATCTTTGTCATATGAAGATTTGACTGAAAATGAAATCTTATTAATTAATTCAGGTTATATTATTTTCGAAGAAAAAATGGATGATATAAAGATTTTAAATGAAGAAATTAGAAGAGTGTCAATTGAATTGGCAAATCTAAAATCTTATACAGAAGATATTGAAAACGATAAAAAAAATAAAAAATGGGAAAAATAATATTAGAGTTTGATAGTTTTGAAGAATCTGTTGAGGCAAGAACTGCTCTTGACGCTATGAAATGGAAATATGTTATTTCAGACTTAGATGAAGAACTTAGAAAAACCACGAAGTATGATGTAAGTATTCTTAACCCAAATGAACCGGCCTCTGAACAGGAAATACTAATTGCCGAAAAATACAGAGAAAGGATTAGAGAAATTTTACACGATAACGGATTAGTTTTGGATTAAATTGAAACTCTTTAGAAAAATTACTAAATTTATATAATGATAGAAACAAATAAGATTATAAATGGAGATTGTGTTGAGGTTCTCAAAACTTTTCCTGAAAATTCAATAGACCTAATTATAACTAGCCCCCCATATTCTGTAAATATTGCTTACGATGTATATGATGACAATACAACAATAAACGAATATTTAGATTTTTCAAAAAAGTGGTTAGAAAAGGCGTTTTCAGTATTAAAGGATGATGGTAGAATTTGTGTTAATGTTCCATACGAAATAAATCTAAAAGATAGAGGAGGTAGGATTTTCATAGTTTCTGAAATTTGGAATGTGATGAAAAAAATCGGTTTTCAATGGTTTGGATTGGTTGATTTGGAAGAAGATTCACCTCACAGAAGTAAAACAACTGCTTGGGGTTCTTGGATGAGTTGTAGTCAACCTTATATATATAACCCAAAAGAATGTCTTATTATTGCTTATAAAAAATCTCCTAAAAAGGTTAAAGGTGAACCACAATGGAAAGGTGAAGTAATGGATGTTGAACAAGAAGATGGTACAATCAAAAAGAAAACTTTTTACAAAGACGAAGATAAAAAAGAGTTTATGGAACTTGTCTTTGGGCGGTGGAAATATCTAAATGATTCAAGACCATTAACTAAGGCAACTTTCTCAATGGACATTCCTACAAAAGCCATAAAGATACTTAGTTATAAAAACGATATTGTTTTAGACCCATTTGCGGGTTCAGGAACAAGTTTGGTTGCGGCTGAGATATTAGATAGAAGATGGATTGGAATTGAACTTAGTCCGAACTATGCTAAAGTGGCAAGTGACCGAGTCCAAGCATTTGTTGACGAAAAAAAACAATTAAAATTAGAATTAGAAAAGGGAGTTTAACTCCCTTTTTTTATTATTTGGATATTTATAAAAAAAACTATCTTAATGAAGAGAAAAATTATAATATCAGATGAAGAAAGACAAAACATTTTAAATCTTCATGAATCAATGAAACGTAAAATTGTGTCAGAACAAAGTGAAATGTCTAAAGGAAATAAGGCCATACAATGTTTCTTAAACAAAAAAGGTATTACCGATGATTCAGGTCAAAAATTAACTGTTGATGGAAGTATTGGAAATTATCCTAACTCGAAAAGTGCTCAAGCAATAGCAAAGTATCAAACTAAAATTGGTGTTGAATCTGACGGTGTTTGGGGTAAAAATACAATGGATAAGATGTCACCTGTTGATATGAAAATGTTCAAAGAATGTGAATCTGAAAATCAAGATTTCTTAGATAAAGCGTTAAATTATTTAGGTTTTTAAAATGAAAAAGATAATTTTAAACAAACAACAACTTAAAGAGACTTTTGTTCAAATTTATAAAGAAGAACAACTCAATATTTTAGAAGAAAAATGGAACAGACTTTCTGAATCAGATAAAAAGTTTGTTATTGGTTTTCTCAAATTAACAAACCCGAAAAAGTCTCATATGATTAATGAGGCTTGGTATAACACAATTGGTGATATTGTAGGTATTTTTGACCCAACAGGTGTTGTGGATTTAGTTAATGGTATATCTTATTTCAGTCAAGGAGATACATTATTTGGAATAATGTCTTTAATTTCTGCAGTACCTTATATAGGTGACGTAGTTGGAAAACCTGTTATTTTAGGTCTTAAAGCAGGAGGTGATGTTGCCAAAGCCATGAAAATGGCTAAAACAGGCTCACAATGGGCTAAATTGGGGGAAAAATATCCAATAATTGGAAAATTATTATTAAAAATTGAACAAATAGGACCTAAGTTACTTTCAATGTTAGAAAAAGTACCTGGTGGTAAAAGATTAGTTAATGTGGTTAGAAAATGGGTTGGTGATACAGGATTATTAACAACTGCGGCTAAAGAATATAAATACACTAATGCGGCAGGTAAAAAAATTACCGCAAATTTAGTTACAGATTTAGAAAAAGTAAGTTTATTAAAAACTTTAAAAGATTCTCTCAAATTAGGAACAGGAGGTAGTAGAGCGTTTAGAGAGTATGGTAAAGATAGTTGGGGGATATTAACAAAATTATTCAAAAAAATTGGATGGTGGAAAAACCCTCAATTGAGTAAATTACTTTCCAAAACTAAATTTTGGTTAGGGTTTTTAGATTTTATGGGTGTTGCTAATTTTGTTGGACCTGAAGAATTGGTTTCACAAGTTGGTGAAAAGGAAATGGAAGATAAAATGAATGAATATACTCAAACAAAAGAGGGTAAAGAAAAATGGGATGAGGAAATGAAAAATGTTAATGACGAAGAACCTTCAGGGGAAGACAAATCAAATTTGGTAAAAGACGTGGTCAAAAAAGAATTCGGATTAGACCCAATAAGTATTTTAGGTGCAATGTTTAAAGCGTAATGAAAAAGTTAATCATTGAAAGTGGGTTAAGAGATATAAATGACTTAGCCAAGAGATACCAAAAAGCTAAGATTTTCTATCATCAGGATTTAGATGGAGTTGTTACGGCTCTTGCTATGAAAGAATACTTGAAAAAATACGGTATTACTACTGTAGATTGTGAAGTTATTCAATATGGAGATAGAGAATTTGCAATATCTAAACCTGATGCCAGAGGTGATGTTATGCCCGTTCTTGTTGATTTTGCTCACGGAAAACCCATGTTCAAAATTCATACTGACCACCATGATAGACAAGCCGGAGCTGAAGAAACTGGAACAAAGTCATTCAGACAATCAAGGTCAAACGTTGAAACAATTTCACAAGTTGTATCACCCCAAGAAATATTCACGGCCGATGATATTGCATTAATATCAATGGTTGATTCTGCAAATTATGCGGTTAATGATGTTAGTGTTGATGAGGTAATTAATTATTTGTTTCAATTAGATAAAGATAAATCTTTGAGACAAAACAAGTTCGCACTTGGATTAACAGTAAACAAATTGTTATTAGCATTTAAAAACAAACCAGGTTTTTTAGATGAACTTGTTATGACATCAACTCCTTCAATTATGAATATTCTAATGAATATCAAAAGAATAATGGTTGAAAGAGGATTTCCTGAAGTAACAAAACTTCAACAAAGTGCGAAGGAATATGTTTCACAAATGAAGTCTCATCCAAATGTTCAAGTAAAAGATAATATCATAGTTCAATATGGTGGAGGTAAGATGACCGCGCCTGGTTCTTATGATAGATATACACCATTTAAGAACAATCCTGAAGCCGACTTTTTGGTAATTGCTTGGCCGTTAGGTTTGGTTCAAGCATCATGTAATCCATTCAAAAAAGAAAGAGAATTAAAAGGTGTAAACCTTGGAGAAATTGCTCAAGAGGTTTTAAGTAAATGGGAAGGACAATTAAAAGAAAAAGAAATTCCTTTGTCAACTATTAAATGGATTTCTGAATCAGGAAAAGATTTTGGACCTGGTTCTGTTGGATTTACTTTTAAAGATTTTGTTGCTCTTTATGGAAACAAATATAAGACTAAAGAAAACGGTAGAGAAGAATTGACACATATTGGTGAAATGATGGAAGTTCCATTTAGTGAATTACCAGAGGAACATAGAAAAATGTTAGATGATATTACAATTAATGCTTGGGATTTGATTCAGGCCAATAGTGGGGGACATAAATGTATAACCAACATTTCGGGATTAAGTTATCTTGGAAGAAGTAAAAGACCACCTGAAGGGAAGTACAAATATAATCCTGAGTCTGAAGATTCTCCTTATGTAAAATTTACAAAAATGATACAAGCGGAATTTGTAAAGGTATTACAAAATAAAATTAATAAATAATAATTTCGGTGGACATAATTGAATGGTTTACTATATTTATAGTAAACCATTTTTTATGCTTATAACTAAAGAATTAGAATTAAAGATATCAGGTAATGTTTATCATTTTTATAAAAAAAATAACATACATGTTGAAAAAAATAAAATAAACAAATTACCGATTGAATTAGTCAACCCACAAAGTCATCTAATTGTGGATGCTAAATGTGATGTGTGTGACAAAGAAGTTAAAATTCAATATCGTAGGTATAATCAATCTCTAAATCGAGGAGGTTATTATACTTGTTCTTCTAAATGTGCCAAAGAAAAAAGAATATTAAAAAATTTACAAACTCACGGAGTTAAATGGCATTTTGAGACTGACGATTTTAAGAAAAAATTTAAAAACTCGAACTTAAAAAAATGGGGGGATGTGCACTTTAGAAGAAGTGAAAAATGGAAAGGTAAACATATTGAACTTGAAAAACAAAAAAGAAAAGAAACCATTTTCAATCAATTCTTAAAAGAAAATCCAAAAGTGGTTTCCCAAGACGATAAAAATTTTATTATAAAATGTGAGTTACATGGGGAAATTCCAATACCAAAAGGATTATTTGCGAATAGAAAAATATCAAAAACCGAATACTGTTGTGAGTGTAATCCAATTGATAAAAATGTGTCAGGTAAAGAAGTTTTAATGTTCAAAATGATTAAAGAATTTTATCAAGGTGAGATTATTCAATCATATAAAATTGAAAGAAAAGAAATTGATGTCTACTTACCTGAATTAAAAATTGGTTTTGAATTTAATGGGTTGAGATGGCATTCAGAACTTTTTTTAGATAAAAATTATCACATAAATAAAACAAAATTATGTTTAAAACACGGAATTAGATTAATTCATATTTTTGAAGATGATTATGATGATAAATTTGAAATTATAAAATCGATTATTTCTAATATTTTAAATAAATCGAAAAGAATCTATGCTAGAGATACAATTATTAAGAAAATTGAAAATAATAACGATATAAAAATTTTTTTGAATGAAAATCATTTACAGGGTTTTGTAAATACAAACATTAATTATGGATTGTTCCAAAATGATGAACTAATATCTTTAATGACTTTTAGTAAAACAAGAAAAGTGTTGAACAAAAATGGGAAAGAAGGTGAGTACGAATTAGTAAGATTTTGTAATAAGATAGGTACAAGCGTTATTGGCGGAGCGTCAAAATTATTTAAAAAATTCTTAAAAGATTTTAATCCTAAAACAATAGTTTCTTATTGTGATATTTCTTGGGCTAATGGTAATTTATATGAAAAATTGGGGTTTAAAAATTTTGGTTTAACAAAACCAAATTATTTTTACATTGTTAATAATAAAAGAGAAAACAGAATCAAATATCAAAAACACAAATTGGTTAAACAAGGGCATAATGAAAAACTAAGTGAGTCTGAAATTATGAGAAAATTAGGTCATTATAGAATTTATAATTGTGGTAATGAGAAATATGTTTTCAATCAGTTGTGATATTTATTATAGATGAAATTCATTATATCAGAAAATAAATTAAATAATGTATCGTTAAGTTGGATGAATAAAAACTTCAGTCCAAACCAACTGGAAATTGTCACATCTGAAAAATATCCTAATTCAGTTTTTTTTAAGAAAAATGGTGTTGTTGTTATGGACCAGGATAAAAAATTTAAGTATTTTTATTTTGATTATGATGATATTTGGTCATTTTTTAAATCGTTTTTTGGTATGGAACACGAACAAATAGAAGAAGTTTTGAGTTATTGGTTGGAAGAGACTTTCAAATTAGAGGGGTATAAACCTAAAAGATTTAAAAGTAAAAGGTTCTTCTCTGTTGGAAGAGACTTTCAAATTAGAGGGGTATAAACCGAGTTATTTTTTATAACCTTAATAAACCAATGTTGGAAGAAACTCTCAAAATAAAATAAAAGGATATGAAATTCATAATAACAGAAAATAAATTAAATGACGTAGCATTAAGTTGGATGAATAAAAACTTCAGTCCGGACCAATTGGAAGTTGTTACATCAGAAAAATATCCAAGTTCAATTTTCTTTAGGAAAAATGGTAAAGTTGTGATGGAACAGGATAAAAATTTTAAAGATTTTTATTTTGATTATGATGAAATTTGGTTATTTTTTGAATCGTTTTTCGGTATAGAATATGAACAAATACGCGAGGTTCTACGTTACTGGTTGGAGGAGACTTTCAAATTAGAGGGTTATACACCCGTCCGATACGGCGGGAGACTTTGGCGAGAGTTAGGTGAGACTTTCAAATTAAAAATATGAAATATATAATAACGGAAAATAAATTAAATAACGTAGCATTAAGTTGGATGAATAAAAACTTCAGTCCAGACCAATTGGAAATTGTTAAATCTGAAAAATATCCTGATTCAATTTTTTTTATGAAGAATGGAAGTGTTTTTATGGAGCAGGATAAAAAAATTAAGTATTTTTATTTTGAT